AGACGTGCTAAAGGTGTTATGGGTAAAGGTGGTAAGGATGTATCTCATACCAAGTCTGGTGGTTTCCGTATGGAGTCGGTGAGTAAGAATCGAGCAAGAAATAGAGGAAAAGCATAATGGATAAGTTACCAATTCATAAAATGTCTGAAGTGGAAGAATGGAATATCTATAGGGCTAGTGACATTGTGAAGAAAAAACAAGAAACAATAAGTGAAAAAATAGATACCATGCGTGTAGCGGCAAGACAAATACGGGATTCTATAGAGCCGGGTTCATCACGGGGAAATTCAGAAAGGCGTAAGTTGGCAGGAAGAATAGAAAGTATTTGTTTTGATGTTTACGGCAGTATCAAAAAATTAGAAGAAACAGAGAAAGAACATAATGGCTGGTAAATCAAGGAACTATTCTGCTAGGACAGCAGGAGAAGTATTGAGAGACAAGGTACTTTACTTGTATCCTGAGTGGAGAAGTTGGAATAAGTTGTTGAGGAGGATATTTATATTGCTTCCTAGTTACGGAGCTGGTGAAGATGCCATAGAAAATATCTGTGACGATTTTGAATTGAAAATTGATAAGACGATGGATGCCGTAAATAAATCAGAGAGTTTCCGAAAAGCTATGCAGGAATATGTCGATAACGATTATGAATACCGAACCGGTAAAGTTGCTGTAGGACTTATAAAAAGTAACCCAAGACTTATAACCTTTGCAGTAAAATGGTCTCATCTACAACATGTGTATATGATGGAATCCGCAATGCCAGCGTTTATAAAGGCAGAAACCGGAAAGGTATCTGCTCCTGAAACAAAACTTATAGAAAAAGCAGGACTTCTTGGTATAGAATCCATAGTACATCAGCAAAAAGAACCAAAAACTGAAGAAAATGGTGCTGTTACATATAGCGACAGCGAAGAATCGTTATACGAACTAGATAAAACATTCTCCAAGGAGGAGTAAATGGCTTTTCAATATACTGCGAGTCCATGGCAGAAAAAACTCCATGAATCTGATGCACGTATAAAAGTCATATGGGCTGGTCGTAGAGCAGGTAAAGGTAGAGCAGTTTTAACCGAACTGATGAGAGCCATTACCCAAGCATCAAACTCTCCGTTCCTAGCATCAAAAGAAGTTGCCGAAGCTACCGGTGTAAGAATCGGACATAACTTAACCCCTACCCTTGAGCCTCAAATTCATATATGGATAGTCGCTCCTTCATACGCTCAGTCAAGACAGGCATGGAACGAACTAAAACAATTCATGCCGAGTAACCTTGTCGTAAGACGAAAACCCGGACAAGGTGGTGGTAGAGGTTCTGGATGGAACGAAGATGAAAAAACCGTATGGCTCAATTTACAAAAACCTAACCTGGCCAGACGAGAAGTATATCTGGAAATAAAATCCGCTGACGACCCTGAATCCTTACAGACAGCAGGTCCTGATTTTATATGGATTACCGAGTCTCAGGATATAAAAGAAGCTGCATGGAATAAGTTACGACCAATGCTGAACTCAGCAGGTAGACTAGGAAAAGCCTGTGTGGAAGGGATACCACCTTTCTCCAGGTCACACTGGTTTGCAAGATTATATAGATACGCTTCAGAAAATCCTACAGACGAATATCAAGGTTTCCATGCAACAAGTTTTGAAAATGTGTTTCTAACAGAGAGACAGAAAAAATCTATTGATGAAGAAAAAAATACCATGCCAGACCAAGTATGGGAACGTATGTATCTGGCAAAACAACCAGACGGTGGTTCAGGATTCTTTCGTGGTATTAAAATTGACGAAGCTGCAACAGGAAAAGAAATATGGAGTCCGGAAAAAAACAGAAGATATGTAGCCGGACTGGACTTGGGTAAAAGCCAAGACTATACAGTATTTATCGTAAAAGATTCACGAACAAGAGAAAGTGTTTATTCTTTGGAAATGTCGGGTACAGATTGGGTAAATCAGTTAGAAAGTATAGCGGCAGAGATTGACAGATGGGGAGTTGATGATGTACGAATAGATAGTACAGGACTTGGAGATGTGGTCTTTGACCATCTTATGTCAGCAGGGTTACCTGTGACACCTTTCAAGTTCAGTATGCAAAGTAAATATCAGTTATTTCAGAATTATTACATTGCTTTAGAGAACGGAGATGTCTCTTTTCCAAGTGAATGGATAACACTGAAAAAACAATTAGAAGATATATCTATCCGCCCTACGGGCAACGGTGGTTATACATTTTATACAGAATCACAGCAACATGATGACTGGGTAGATTCGGAACTGTTAGCATTAATGGCTTGCGACCCTCCTGGTTCAGAAAGCGGTGATTATGGATTTGGCAGACCAATAAGAGGCATGACACCGATAAGACCGATACCAGTAAAAAGACCATCGAACTTTATTCAAAAGGTTCGAGAACGAAAACGTAAGAAATTTTTAGACAACCTTCCTGATGAAGTCAGAGAAGAAATTCTAACAGGATAAATTTAATGGTTACAACACAAGGAAATCCCAACGCAGTAGACGAAGCAATAAATTTAGAATCATCTAATCCTATTGACGAACCCGAAATATCTATGCAATGGGTAAGAGAGATGAAAGAAAAAGGCGGACACGAATTTAGAGCCTTTAGAAATCAATGTGAAAATGCCGATGAATTCTTTCTAAACAATTTTGAATTTTCCGCACCGGATGGTGGTACTATGATACGTCTGGGTACAGCCCAATCTGTGATAAATACTCTAGTGTCTCACGTAAAACCACAATTCTTAGATATATCAGTACCGCCTCCCGGACCAAGAGGTCAGGCAAGAGCCGAAATGATGGAAAAATTCCTGACTGGTGCGCATCATATGATAGAACAAAAAAGTCCTGTTCATAGAGAACTGACAAAACACGCAGGTCTATACGGAATTGCATGGGAAAAAGTAGAGTTTATTGCAAATGAATGGTCTGACTTTCCCGAAGTTCCACCAGAAGACGGAGGACCTGAATACAGAGAACTCGTAAAAGAAGTATTAGAAAAAAGGTCAGTATCGTGGCCGATAAAAACAGTTGCAGTAAATCCACAAAGTCTTATATGGGATATAAATAACGGAACTGCTCCTAGATGGGTAATAAATGAATCCGAAGTAGACGCTCAATGGGTACAGGCACATTTTCCTGATTGGAATAATCACAAACGAGGTTATGTTCAGTTCTGTGAAATTTGGACTCATTCACAGGTAGCTTATATGGCAGATGATAAATGGTGCATGATGCCAAGAAAACATGGTTATAAAAGATTGCCATGGGTTATGTATTGGCCTCAAATGGGATTACAAACTACCGAACTTGCACCAGAAGATTTGTACAAAGGGATACTAAACGGGTCATTTGATATGTTAAAAGCACAAAGCCAATTAGCATCTCATTATATTGATATCGTAGCAAAATCTGCATGGCCTACCCTTGAATTTACAGGTCCTATCGGAATAACCGAAGAAGTTCAATCAAGATGGGATGATACACCAGGTGCAAAAAATATAAAACCACCTCAGGTCAATGTAAATGTTTCTGATACTCCAAGACCACCGAGTGAGATTGGGGTAGCTAAAGAATTTTTAGATGAAGCAATAGAAGCTAATACAGTACCGGCAGTTGCAAGAGGACAAAGACCAAGTGGAGCAGCATCAGGATATCATACTGCTGTTCTCGCAGGAATTGCGTCACTAAACTTCGGTGCAGTAAAAGAAGCTATGGAACGTGGATTGCAGGATAAAGGTGAAGTTATATTACAAATAGTAGAAAATGTTATACAAGACAGAGTAACTGTATTTGGAAAGACCGAAGCAGGTACATTAGACGCAACAATTAAACCATCTGATATAAACGGACATTATGTAAATATTGTTAGAATTAATTCAGTCTCTCCAGAAGAACAAGAACGTAGGTTGAATCTCTGGTCGAACCTTTGGAGAGCAGGATATGTCGATTTGGATACAGCACTTAGAAAAGGTGGAGTAGCCAATCCGTTGGAAGTAAGAGCAAAAATATTGGAAGAAAAATTCTTATCATCACCTGAAATACAACAGCAGTTGCAATTAGCAGCAGCACAACGTATACCTACAATTCAGAATTTATTAGAAATAGCAGGTGGTACATCTGATGCAGAAATAGAACAAACTGCACAAAATATACTCAATACACAAGGAGCGCAACAATTACCGAATCCCGGTAATTTCTCTAGTGTAAATCAACCACCAAGAACTAACGAAGCGGCAAGGGTCGCACCAACTACTAGACCGGTAATGCCGGGTTCTATACAGGAAATGAATCAGACAGGTGCTGCAATAGCCGGACCGAGAACTGGAAATGTTCGAGTACCAGCAGCAGATATATCTCCAGGAGCAAGAGGATAATGGCAAAACCAAAACATCCGCTAGAAATAGCATATAGTAACTTTGACGAAACGGTAAAAAGACATTTATCGCAAGTAGAAAAGAATTTTAAAAACGTAAAAAATATACCTGAAGTAAAAACACCACGTAAAAAAAGAGGAGTCTTTGAAACTCCCTTTGGAGGTCGAATCTAATGCCTTATGAAATGAGATTTAATCCACAAACTTATCAAGAAGAAATGGTGTACGTACCTCCTCCTCCACCACAAACAGGGATGTCATCAGTACCTTCGTATGTTTCACAAATGCAAGGAACAGGACCATTTGGGTATGGTGAATTTGACGAATTTACAGGTGCGGCAGCAATGCCATCGTCAATACGGAACGCACAAAGAAATGAACAAAGACTTTTAAATAACAAGACAGAAAGAATACAATCATTTTTACGTCATATCAGTGGAGAATTACAAAGAGAAAATATAGCTCCTGATAGCCAAGAATTTGTAGATAGGGTACAAGATTTAGTACAAACTTATGATTTATGGGAATATTTAGACAATAACCCAAGAAGTGCAAATTATCAAAAATTGTCTCCTAATAGTACATTATTTGAACTAGCTCAAAGGTCTGCAAGTAACATAGAGATAGACCCTGATGAAATAACTAGAGTAGCACAATTTCAATCACTTGCACCAGAAACAGGAATGGGTTCAATTCCTTCAGAAATTGCTTATATGACGGGGGAAAATCAATACCAAGCACCTAGACAAACTCCAGACTTTTATGGAGAACAGTTTGAAGATTTTACTGGTACTGGAAGTGAAGCAGGTAGAAGTATGGAAGAATCTTATGTTCCACCACCTAGAGAATACCCAAGTTATGTATCAGAACCAGATTTTTACCAATATGGTGAAGAATATACACCACCTCCTAGAATCGAGAGAGAAGGAGTAAATCGTGATATAAAAACAGGAACATATCCTGATACAAAAGCCTTAAGGGAATACGACCCAAATTTTTTTGGATTTATAAATAGATATGATAAAATCTTCCCTGTTAATTCAACATACGAAGGAAGTTGGAGGCCATTTGAAGATATTTTACGTGACGAATTAGGAGAAGAAATACCAGAAGCAGGTTTTCCTGGAACAAATGCAAAACGTAATGCTTTATTGAAACTAAGAGAGTGGTATAATGACCGCTCAAAAAACCAAAGAATAGCAACTGAAGAAGAATGGGAAAAAGCAGGATTACCTGTTGGAAAATTAATAAACGAGAAGTATGAATATAGTGAAGATGACTGGAAAAATTCAGATGATTTTAAACAATGGCAACAAGAAAATAACCCTGAAGGTAGAGAAATTGCTCCATATAGTCAGATGGCTAAAATGCAAAAAGAAGCATTTGAACAGTGGCAGCAAAATTCAATTAATAATAGACAAAAATTTTATGAAACTGGAGAAGTACCACCTCCTGTAAAAATTGATAAATCTACTAAAGTAGGCGAAGATGTAGGTGAAGTGGTAGGTGAAGATGTAGGTGAAGTGGTAGGTGAAGATGTAGGTGAAGTTATAAGGCCAGGTGACGCTAAAGAAAATTACATAAGAGATTTCTTGACGGGTCAAGTTCCAGGTTATGAATGGATAGCCGATTTAGACCCATCCGAAATGTCAGTAGATGCTATAAGAGAAATGGCAGAAGGAATATGGGATAATCAATTATCTGCTGACGAAAAAAGTATATATGGAGTAGAAGCACCATCACCAGAAGTAACAACCGAAGGTACAGGTGAACAAAAGATACTAAGTGATTCCGCAGCAAAAATTAATGCGTATAAGACATTAGCTGATTATTCAGGTCAATCATTACCATCCATTATAAAAATGAGTGTTGATGGTACATTACCTTCAATACCACCAGCTTTATTAGAAGAACTCAAACGACCACTAATTAGGATACAACAGGCAGGAGAAGATGCTTTTGGTAACCCAATTACAATAGGTGTCGATATACCTAATCCTAATATAGAACCGTTATTTAATATTTATAGAACACAGTTAGATACACAGGTAGAAGCCTTTAGGTTAGCACAACAAAAAGACATATCTGCTGAAGATAGGGATTCAAGATTTAATCAAGCGTTGGTATCTGCAACAGGTGGTCTTGCCGGTACAGGTACAGGACAAGACTTTGGTCCTACTGCGTTAGCAGAACAAGAACGAAGAATGGCACGGATAGCGGCTACAGGAGGACTAGAAACTTTAACACCGCAGCAACTACAAGATTTTCAGCAGCAACAGGCATTAATTGGTGCTACCGGTGGATTAAGTGGAACGGAAGGTGGGTTGACACCAGAGGCACTTGCTCAACAAGAATTACAAAGACAACAAATATCAGCAACCGGTGGATTATCAGGACTTACTCCATTCTCAGGCGCACCTTCTGCATCAGAAGCCGCTAGAATACAGCAACAGTTATTTGGAGCAGACCCGGCACGGGCTATATCTACAGCAAGAAGTCTTACCCCATTTGAAATGGCACAACTTCAATTGCAGCCATTACGTATGCAGCAAGCACAAGAAGAAGCACGTAGAGCGGAAGAACAAAGACAATTTAATGAACAACTTGCAATAAATCAAAGAGCGCAGCAACTTGCAGAATTAGAATCCCAACGTAGATTAGGGTTACAGGCTGGTCAGTTACAGCAACAAAGACAGTTAGAATTAGCAAGATTATTTTCAGACCCTACTGCTGTAGGTTCGCTAAGTGCAATATATGGTCCACAGTTCTTTGAACAAGAGCAAGTATTTGGAAGTCCGTTTGCAGGACAAACAGGTGCAGTTCAACCGTTACCAGTACAAAACCAACAGCAACCGTCTTTTACACCAGCTACAAATGTGTCTACACCTTTTGGTTCGAGTCTTACAACAGGTCAATTCCAAGAAATGTCACCATATGCACAAGGTCAATATTTGACTTCCCAAGCACGACAAAAAGGTAAAAGTAGACAGGAACTAGAAAGAGAAATGGAAGCAGTAACACCATTTGGAACTCCAACAGGTAGAGGAGGATTAGACAAATACTTTAGTGGTACAGGTGAATTATAGATGACAAATAGATATCGTTCTCCTGAACCTACAAGATTTGGTAGACCTCAAACACAATCTCCAAGAGCATTAGCTGAAATAGCAATGCGAGCAGGCCAACAAAGAGCCATAATGGAAGGTGGTCAACAAATACTTGGAACAGAACAACCTACCCCATTTGTAAAACCTGAGGATAGACCCGAAAATCAACCAAGAATAGAACCTGATAGAGGTTTTTTTGCAAAAGCAGGAATAGGAGCATTGAAAGGTTTAGTTGCAGGACAAGAAACCGGTGGTGGATTACTTAGACTTGGATTACAAAAGTTAACTCCAGGAGAACAAGGTGTAGAAACAGCATTTAAAAATCAAAAAGAAGGAAATTTTTTTCAAAGAGTTAGAAAAGCATCAGTATCCACAGAAGGATTTGAAATAGAAACTCCTTTTGATAATGTGCATATAACGATAGGTGGTAAAGATATAAAATTATTGCCATCAAGAATTACAGGTCGTGGTGTAGCCGAAGTAATAGGTGACCCACTTAATGTAGTTGCCCTTGTACCATTTGTAGGTGCGCCAATTAGAGCAGCAGAAATGGCTGCATTTGGAGCAATCAAAGGTGCAGTTGGAGGAGTCTCAACAGGTGTTGCCCGAACAGCAGCTCAAAAATCTTTAGGGGGAGTAATTAAATCCGCAGGTGTAGGATTACCCGTAAATACAGTAGCAAGCGTTGCCGAAGAAACTCTTAAGGGAGCAGCAAAATCTTTTGACTTTGAAAAAAGAATTATAGGTAGGTATGGTAAGGCAGGAGTAACACCTACAGCAACAGCACCTGCTGTAGATGCAAAAATACCAGATATTGAATTTGGAGCAGGTACTACCCAAGTAACAAAGAAAGCTGAGATAGATGCTCTTGAAAATTCGGTAGACAATACTATTAGTGGTATTACAAAACCATTTGAAAGATTTAGAAATTCACGAACAGGAAAATGGGTTGCAGGTAACGAAACACGTACATTTAGACAATTATTTGGAACAAGTAAGGTAGGTAGAGCATTTACAGAAAGAGTAAATGGATTACGTGGAATAGTAAGAGCAGGAGGAAATGATGCTTTTGCTAAAGTATCGAAAGCATTACATTTGCATAATATCGCACAAGCTAGAGGATTGCAGCAAAACGGATTCAAAGCAAGATTTATGGAGTTAGCAGAAAAAGCAACAGATAAGGCTACTGGAAAACAGACCCTTATATATGATGATGACGGATATCTACAAAATGCTTTATACCAAGCAGGCGAACTAGTAACAACTATTGCACCAAATATACGAAATAGAACTCATTCTTTATCTATTTTGGAAAATATATTTTACGACCCTATAGAAAAACGTGTTGTAACAGGAAAGAGCAACTTAGATGTTCTAGCTCCAAACCCAAAAAAGCAAGGAGAATTTAGGCTTCAGAAGCAAGAAGTTAATACAGTTAGAAATCAAGATGGAAGTGTCGAAATACAATATAAAGATGGAAATAATATTAGGTTAACTAATGACCAAGTAAATATTTTAGAAGATACTCTAACTTACTTAAATGATGCAGGATTGCACGCATTTAAAAAAGAAATACAGATAATAAAGGGTATATATAAAGGTACACCTAATAAGAAAAAAAATAAAGATTTACAGAAACAAGCATTACTAATAAGAAAAGATATTGCAAGACGAATCAATCTTGCTGAAAGAAAAAAATTAGGTACAGGTAAAGCAAAAAGAGATGTTTTAGATATCTACGGATTAAGTCAAAGACGTATTGTAAATGAACAAACTATAACAGATGGGGATATATTAAATTATATAGGCCAAAATCCTTTTACCGTGATTAACGGAAGAAAACGTTATTTATTAGTTGACGCATTTGGAGGTGCTGACAAGTTTAAAATCCATAACAGTAGTTTTTTTCTTGACTTAAAAAAAGGAGGAGGAGTAGAACCTGGAATAAATTATGTAAGTCATATATTAAAAGATGTTGCTTCGGCTAACGAAGAAATGAGTGACGCAATGTTAATACTTGGACATAATACCAGTAGAAGGGTAACAGGTAGTAGAACTCGATTAGAAAGACCTAGAGATTATACTCTTGACCAATTACTAGAATCTGCTAAAACTTCTGGAACATTAATATATAGGCCATCAGAAATTATAGAGGCATACAGTAAGGGAGCAATAAAAAAATCAATAAGAGACGAACTAAATGATGAACTATCTAAAATTGCAATAAAAGAATTATCTACAAATAATAAAAAATTACAACAAGATATTGTAAAAATAATGTACCCGGAAGGCAAAAAAGGAATAAAAAAAGGTACACCAGGACCAACATTTACGGAAGCACAAGCTCTTTTATTTAAACGAGAAGAAGACACAAAAAATATTGGTAATTTACTTATAAGGCAATTAGGAATAGGAAAAGAAAAAAGTAGTAATGCCGCATTTTTCAAATGGATAAACGAAGAAATATTTGCACCTATGAGAGGGTTTAGAGCAGGATTAGATTTAGGATTTATGGGAATAAATACCTTGCCTGTACTATTTATAAATCCTGTAGCCTACGGAAAAACATGGAGTAATATTATAAAAACATTTGGTCAAAAAGATAGATATAAACATTTTTTACAAAATAAATCAAATGTAATAGAAGAAATGACCGAAAGCGGGATACATATGAGTAGTTATGGTGCTGACTTATATGATTCTTTACAAAGACCGGGAAGTTCTATTGGGTTATTATCACGAACACCTGGTGTTGGAAATACTCTTGAAAAAGTTGCATCTAAAACATTATCACCATTTGAGCAATCTTTTTATGCTGCTGTAGACTCGGCAAGAATTAGTTTATTTGAATTTTATAGTCCGTTATGGAACAATATAGATGATGCTGCCCTACAATTAGCTACACGAAGGCAAATGGCTGATTTCATAAATTACTCAACTGGTGGATATAGTACAGTTGAAGCAGGATTAACTCCTACACAACGAGATATAGAATCTTCATGGGTATTCTTTTCACCAAGATATACTAGAGCATCAATGGGATTAGTAAGTTTAGTATTTGATGGGTCGGTACAAGGTGCAGAAGCTAGAAGATTGTTAGCTAATGCTTTAACAGCAGGAACTATGATGTATTCAAGTACCTGTGAGGCTTTAGGTGTCGAACCAAACTTTGACCCTACATCTTCTGAATTTTTTTCAGTACCAATAGGTGGTGACCTCGTTGGTCCTGGTACGTTCTATAGACAACTAGTAACACTTAATGCTCGAATGATAGAAAACCCTGAAGCATTATATTTTTCAGACGATAAACCTGGTGTCCAATTTGAAGAAAAATTATTTAATCATCCTATAGTAAGATTTTTTAGGGGTAGAACACCGATAGGTACAGGATATGCAATAGACCTTGCAACAGGTTCAGATTATTTAGGTAGAGAATTAGATGGATGGCAAGATAATATAGAACACGCAGCTACGCTAGGAGTTCCGTTTTGGGCTGAGAGTTTGCTTTTCGCAGACCCTTACAGAGCAGGTCCAGCAGGGTTTGTATCAGAAATGTTAGGTGCTAGGTCATTTCCACGTAATCCATATCAACGTAGGCGTGAATTAAGAGATGCCTTAGCTGCTAAAGAATATGGACATGAATTTGAGTGGAATACCTTAAATCAAGCAGAAAAAAATAATATTCAATTTGCAAGTGTAGAATTACAAAGATTAGATGAAGAAGTAAAAAAAGTAAAAGGTGATAGGGCTGGGGGATTTGATATAAGAATGGAAGAATATTTAGGAAAAAGAGATGTAATAAAAGATACTTTTAGGAATACGATTATTGAAAAAGCAGAAGCGGTTAATCTTTCAAATACTTCTGATACTTTAGATGAATTATATAGTGTAACTTATCCACAAGCTATGGCTGCAAAAAGAAGGGCAGAAATAAAATTAAAAGAAGAATATGCGGATATTATAAATTATTTTGACGAAAAGCTACAGAGCGGTGAATATGTAAAACAATATCCAGATATGGTATATGACGAATATAGAGAACAAGTTAACGACCCAACTATTCGAGCTGATGGTACTATAGATAGTGCTAGAAGAAGGCGATTACAGCAAGTTTTTTTTGATACCCACCCTGGATTTGAAGATTACGCGACACAATATTGGGATACATTTAATAATGACCCAGATAGTATACCTGTTATACAAGAAAGAAATGCCTTTTTAGATAAATGGGGAGATAGATATTTTGAGGGTGTCCAAAATCATGTCTTTAACGAAGCACCTAGACTACAACCATATGAAACAAGTTATAATTATTTCAGAGAATTAACACAAGAACAAAGAGATTATGTTCGTAGTGCAAAACAACCTGTGGTTGCAGTAAAAATGCCACCAGTTAAAGAAGGTGACCCAGCTGTCATACGAGAATTTAATGTTCTAGCTATAAAAGAAATATCAAATAGAATAAATAAATACCAGAAAGCCATGAGACAGCAAAACGTTGAATTAGACAAAGGTGTATATAGATATGGTATCGAAGGTTCACGAACCGTATACCACCCTGAGAATAAGGCAAAATTGGACTCAGAACGTAGGTTAGCAGGTCCGTTTGGAATAGAGAAACAGTCATCCTTTAAATTACTAAACTATGAAAGTAGTTGAAAAATTCTAAATTATTTTGTATATTCAGATATATAACCTAAGGGTTATTTAACAACAACTCACCTAAGGGCAGAGAAAATAATGGCTGAACAAGATAACGTACAACAAACGACTGAGCAAGAAGCTGTAAGCCCCCAAGCAGAAGCTATTGCAAAAGAAATCTTACAAGATAATGGAGCAAAAGCTGATGAACCTACGGGAGAACAGCAAGTAGAACAACCATCTGTTGAAACACCAAACTATGAAAAAGTCCTACGGGATTTCGTTGGTAAAGAACAAGGTCGTATAGCAGATACGTTTGGAAGGAAAGCCGATGAGTTGGAACAGCGTGTTATAGATAGAGTTGATTCTGCATTGAAGCCTTATCAGGAATTAATGCAAAAACAGGAACAGGCTCATATAGAAACTCTTGAAGAAACTGAACAAATAGAATATTGGAAGCAAAAGGCGATGAGGACTGAAGAACCTGTACAGGCAGAACGGTCTATGTCACCCGAACAATCAATACTCGCACAAGAAGTTCAGTCGATGATAAATCAATCAGGAGTAAATATTTCTATAGGGGATACAAGGTTATGGCAAGGTTATAATCAAGGGATGTCAGTAGGTCAATCAATAAGACTTGCAGAAATGAACTTACGAGCATTAACTACACCAGCACCTGCAAAACCTGCTCCTGCACCATCTTCTCAACCGAATACCGCTCCTACAACCCAAGGCGCACCACAACGAACAGCCAAATCGGTAAATACATTATCCGATGCTGCAACATTGTTTGCTGATGGAAATATAAACTCTGCTCAATACAGAGATATAAAGAAACAGCTAAAGCAAAGCGGCTCGGCAACTTTATAGGAAATTAAGATAATGGCAAATGGATTATCGCTTTCAGACTCATCGAGTTTGGAAGATATGTCTAAAATCATTGTCGCTGAAGCAATAGATAACGTAGAACCAGCCGCTCCAATGGCAGACCTTGTTTCCCGCTATGACATACCGTCAGGTGCGAAACAGGTTAACGTGCCAATATGGGGCAGGCAATCTGCGGTTGCTTTAACAGAAGGTATAGATATCTCAGTTCCGCAACAGGTAACAGCAACAGTTGTTAACTTGACTGCATCAGAACACGGTATTTTATCTTTTGTAAGCGACAGATTACGACATGAGAACAATGAAAATGTACTGTCAGCAGTCGGTACAATGCACGGAAGGGCAGTTGGTAGACTTCTCGATAGTGACCTTATAACACTTCTTGACGGATTCAGCACCTCTGTTCCCGGTGCAGGTACTGCCGCATCAGTACAGACAATAGCCGGTGCTGTAGCTTATCTTCGTACAAATAACAGTGATACTTATGGCCCTGCTCCAAGCAAACCTCATGCAGTTTTGCACCCAGAGCAGATACGTAGGTTGACAGAAGATATGGCAGGATTTGATACAGGTGTTAGAAATAACAATGCAATCCCTGATGGACCATCAGCGGATATCATCAGCACATACTGGAGAGGAAACGACCCGGTATTTGGTGTACCTATCTATGAAGATGGAAACATCTCCAGAGACGGTTCTGGTGACTCCAAAGGTGGAGTTTTCGCAAAAGAAGCACTTGCTCTCGCAATGGAAATAGATATCCATGCGGAAGAAGAACGTGACGCATCCCTCCGTGGTACTGAAATAGTTACTGTGGGAACTTGGGGTGAAAGTGAAATTGTTGATGTTTGGGGGGTAGAAGTATACTCCGCTACAGACGCATCAACCACATAAGATAACGGTTAGGATTTACTTATTATGGTTACTCAGGATACCTCGCAATGGATAGCGAAAAAACAAGGGAAGGTAAAACAGTTCCTTGGCAATTCCATCGCAGAGATAAACCTTGAAACTCCGCCAGAGGCAGAGAAGGTGACACTTTACGACCAAAGAGATGGTTCAAAGTTAGTCGTTCCGAGGCACAGAACAGGTAAATTACTAGCCGCACCTTATAGAACATCTACAATAGTAGATGGAACTATTGTGTCTAAAGTAGACGAAAAAAAGAAATTATATGATTGGACTCCACCTCCTAATATTGAGAACAATGTAGACAGCGCAGTTGAAACTGTTTCTAAAATTAGTGGGAACAAACGTAAACGAGGAAAGAGAGGTCGTAGAAAATGAGACAACCAGTAGTATCTCCCCCTGAATCTATGCAGAGATATTGGAAAGACGAGGTTATTCGTAATCGCCCTGAACAAGTAGCTGCATATCTAAAGAGGAATGGGTTAGAAGAACTGCCCTCACCTACGTACATTACTCCAGATACTGCGATATATTATCGTCAGGAGAAGGGGGAATGGGTATCTCTTGAGTATCCGGGACAAACTCACGGACTCGCTACCGCAGTAGAAAAAAATTGGCTCATGGCTCCCCCTGTGGTTGAGACGTTAGAAGCCGATACTACAGTTGCAACCGGTAAGAGCGATTTAGAGGTGGGGTTAGAACAATTAGCTGATAATCTTAAGAAACGAGACACAAGAGAATTGAATAAAGAAAAGACTTTTAAGTGTAATAAATGCACTCGAAAGTTTAAGTCCGATGCTGGAGTTAAAGTACATATTAATGCCAAGCATCGAGAGGAATAATTACTATGACAGCAGGTACTCAACAGTACATTAGTAGGAACGGTACAACCACGACTATGTCTGGTGCAGCCGACCTTACTATTACAAAATCTAGTGATAAAGTCCAGTTAGTAGACCCGGGTGGGTCAGGTAGAAACCTCGACTTAGTAGCGATAGATTCATCTTCAACAGGTGTGGGAACATCAGTTTTAGAAGTCTATGTTCAAAACGAAGCCGATGCTGCGGAAACCTTAACTATCCGAGATGGTAACAATTCTGATAACGTGATTGGAACTATAGACCAAAACTACGGTGCATGGTTTAAATTTGACGGAACAGGTTGGACTTCATCAACAGGTGCTACATAAAATAGCAATTAGAGTGGGGGGGATTTAGTTCTCCCCTACCTTATTTGAGGAAACAATATGGCAAGCAATATAGGATATGAGAAACTAGCAGTAGCAGACTCAGCAGTTGGATTGGGAGAAATTCCATCTATGGCAACACGGGCATATATTCAATGTGATACAGCAGCAGTTCGTTTTAGATATGATGGAACTGACCCTACAACCGCTGAAGGTACGTTAATAGCAGCAGATGGAAGCATCACTCTAAAAGGAGAAGATGTTTTAGCATCTATTAAATTTATACGAACTACTTCAACAAGTGCATCTTTAAAAGTTGCATACGGTACAGCAGGTATGGGCGTAGAATCATCAGTGGATGCGATTTAATGCCACATGGTAAGAATCATTTTGTAAATAAGCAAGACGAGACTTGGGCAGAAGTAGATGTTGAAGGTAAAGATTTAAGAGTCTTAATACCCGACAACAAGTATGCTTATGGCGATAACGAATCTGTAGCCCAAATGGCGCAGGATGTAGTAGGTAAACACGCTGATAACAGCGATACTGCTGCAACTAAAGCGTATGAACAGGCAAGAGAACAGTTGGAAACAACTAATTTCAAAGCTGTTAAAAGACAACAGGCTATAGAAAGATTAAACGCTAAAAGGCCCAAGTTTGTGTTATTGCCCCATGAAGATGACTTTGGCACGATAAAAGGGTACACAGTTTTAACTCAACTTACTTACCCTGATGGTCGGCAGGAATTAAAAAATAAATACCTTTCTGTCGAAGATATAGCAAAGCATATGGGGTAATGAGATGGCTACGTTTACAGCAGGTACTATTACTGTAAGTTCCGCAGGAACTAGGGTACAAGTTACATCTACACCAACACCGGTAAGACGTGTGAGATTCCAAGCACCTCCGGGAAACTCAGGGATTACGTATGTCGGTGCATCTACCGTTTCGGCCTCTGTAGCAGGTATTGAATTTGCCGCGGCAGGTGGAAATGAATCAGTAGATTTTACTGAAGGCAGACCAGGAGACTTATCAGAGTTTTACTGTGATGCTGCAACTAACGGAGACAAAATACATTACATGGCGGTACTAGTATAATGCCAGCAACTATTTCAACAACTTCAACGGTAGATACTATACTTCCTGAGTACGCAAGATTTATTGGTGCTTGGGTAGGTTCTTTTTCTACTACAACAAATATTGGTGCAGGAACAAGTGTAATATCTACAGGACTAACTGATAGAGGTTTTACAACAGACGATACACTTAATGACTTTTATGTCAGATGCACAAGTGGTAATAACGATAATACCATTAGAAGAATAAGTGATTTCACAGGTTCTTCAGGAACTATTACGATAACAGGAACAAATTTATCATCTGAATCAGGGTCGACTACATTTGAAATCTATAGATATGACCCTAATCTTTTACTAGAAACACTAAACGCTGGCTCTCAAAACGCATTTCCTGCTCTTTATGTAGAAGTCAATGACAGAAATGTAACATTGGCACAGTCGCAACAGTTATATGCAAGACCAACATCTATACCGGCAGGATATGTAAGACAGTTGTCTATTGAACCACGTATGGATGCTAAATCTTATGCAAACAATATTGTAGGAACACTTAATTGTGATTTTGAAAATAGTACGATAAGTACAGATTGGACAGCATCAAACATTACTTTAGCAGCAGAGGAAGAAACTACAGGACCTGATAATTTTATGGTTTATGCAGGAACTCAATCTGGTAAATGTACTGTCGCAGCTAGTTCTACTGCAACTCTGCTTATGACTGTTCCATCAGGTACAAATTATGTCGGAGAAGAAATAAATGTCGGCATATGGGTTTATAGCAGAACTGCGAGTAGAGTAAGCGCAGCGATTCAACTTGATTCCGGTAGCGTTAGTTTAGGTTCTACACATAATGGTTTAGGTTGGGAAAGACTAACACATACATTAGTAGCAGATGGAGTAAGTTCCAGTATCAAGGTAGGTGTGTCCGCAACTAGTGGTACTGCATTTGTATTCTATGCTGATGAGATAGTAGCTACAGCAGGTCAATCAGAAATACCTAGAATCCCTGTACGAAAATTATTTGCATGGAAAGAAGAAGGTTCTTCTATAAGATTATTAGAAGGGTTTGCAGGAGATAGAAATTTATTGATTACAGGTATGGGGATGATAGATTTTTCTCAGGTCGATACTACAGGTTCAAACACCATAGAATTAAATCAATCACAAAGACGTATGTTATATAACTATGCTGCTATGCAACTCTATCAAGGGGAAATAGATACCCTAGATACATCTGAACAGCAACAAGCATTGAATAGGTTTAATCATTACCGTAACAGAGTAAATGAAGGAACAGGAACAATGCCACCTATGGCAATGGTAAGGAATGTGGCAGTATAAATGGCACAACATTCAGACATAGTTTTACAACATACAGATGGTTCTTCTAATACTGTAGAACTTACTTTGTGGAAAGACTCCCCTACCCTAACAGGTGGATATCAGACAGGTACGTTACCTTTTCTACCACCTAGACAACCAACAGATGATGCCAATTACCAACAGATAGACCCACAGTTAGCCATGGCATATGACGTATCATCGTTCCATAGAGGGTTTGGACAGGGTAATGATAAGGAATTTGGTAAGGAAGCGAGATACGGGTATTCTGATGGCGTTCTGGCACAGTTTAAAGACGAACTAACTTTAGGGTATCAGGAAGATGAAGTCGATTTATTTTTAGTAGACCCAAGATTTGAAGGTGACTTTACAGGTGCTTGGACTACATCTAATATAACTCTAGCGGCTGAAACTACTACCACTGCTGATATTCATTCTGGTAATCAATCTGCAAAACTTACAGCAGGTGCTACAAACGGAACTATTTTACAGGCAGTAGCTACTACAACAAAGAACGCATTACAAGGGGTAAAAATAACGGTAGTAGCATACGTAAAACGAAAATCGGGTTCTGGCAGTATAAAAATGACTGTAGATGATGGAGTTTCTACAACTGATTCGTCATCAGTAACGTCTACAGATTGGACATTGGTGCAAGTAGATAAAACACTAAACGGTTCAGCAAGTAAAGTAGAAGTCAAATTTACAGTAGGAACTAACGGAGATGTATTTCATATAGATGACTTATGTATTATTCCGTTAGGTGGAGTTGATTTCCCTGCACAGGCGGTAGAATTTCAAGGTTCTTTATATATACCTTGTGGATACCATATTCTAAAGTGGGATGAGACCAATATGAAATGGGATAGTGTAGGTCCTAAAGCGAACACTACTGCATATACTGATATAGCGGTATATTCAGGTGATGGAACAAATAGACTGTTTGTTGCAAGAGGAGACTCTACTGCATATCAAACGGCTACAGCACCAGACGGAACAACAGGTGCATTTACAGCAGCATCATCAGGTACTGCCAATCAGAATTATGCTAAATACTTTGCTAGAGCAAGAAATGCTAATGGTGATTTTGCACTGGCAAAGACAAGAAGTAATACAGTATCGTTTTCAACCAACCCTGATGACGCGACAAGTTGGGGGTCGGAAATGACTGTTGGTGATAGTGATAAATCTGTAACTAATTTATTTGCTGCGAATGATGTTTTATTAGTAGGTAAAGAAGATGGACTATTTTCATATGACAGAAACTTCAACCAATTCGAGGATATTTCACCAGAGGCAAACTTCTTTTCAGGAAGTAACAACTTTAAAAAGGTTATTTCCAGAGCAGGAAGAATATATGCTACTTCAGGAGATAGAGCCTTTTGGTCTATTCCATTTCTCATACCAGGCGACCAATGGGAAGATGTCTCCTATTTGTTTAGAGCCACCAGTTTTATAGGATTTGGTGGTAGGGCATCTGCAATAACGCAGGATGTAAACAATATATTTGTAACAGTACCTGATGATTTGAAAGATGACTTTACGTCATTTCCTTATTCTTTTCCTTTTTCGTTTCCTACAGCAGCGAACAAAAAACAAAGAATATATTTGATTGCTATGACTAATCAAAGAGATAATCCACAAGCACCATCTGAATTAGTCTCTCATACGATTAGTAGTTTCTTGGTAGACGAAATACAAGAGTTAGCTAGATATAAAGATGATACAAATAGTAAATCTAATCTTTTTGCATTTGGTAAATTTGATAATTCAGATATCAGTACAAGCAGTTCTGATGGTGCGCAATCAAGAGTAGAACCTAGAATAATCAGACTAAGATTACCTATAGAAAACCAACACCCTGCCCTAAACTCTAGTCGGTTATTACGTAAGAGTGGTGTTTTTTATACATCATTTATGGATTTCAATTTTCCTGACCAGGATAAAGCAGCAGTAAAACTTACTCTTGAAGGTGAAAATTTAGATTCTAACAGAACAGTTACAGTTTCCTACAAAATAGAAACTTCAGGGTTAGATGATACTGACGATAGTACATGGACTACATTTGGTGATTCAGGTGTTATCAATTCATCAGGTAGCCAAACATTAACTGCATCACTTACATCTCCTATAACATTCAAACGTATTAGATTTAGGTTTGAGTTTGCATCGAGTTCTACAACTGCTATGCCACCGAGAATAAAGAATATGGTGTTTCATGCCGTTTTCAACCCTGTAAACTTCTTAAATTGGAAAGTACAAGCAAAATTGTTAGATGCTAGAATGACAGCAAAAAGGTTAAGGGGTGCAAGTGACACACAAGTGTTATCTAATGTATTATCTAATATAAATACATTAAGGCAACAACCGTTTGTATTGTTTACTGATTTAGATGGTACTCAATACAGAACAAGAATCACCGATAGGACATTAGTTCCTATAGGTAGAAATGTTAGAAGGACATCTTCGGCAGCGATAGAAAGGTCGTACATATTATCACTAGATTTATCTGAGGTTAAAACAAGCTAATGGCAAATGAATTTAAACATGTTTCGGTAGGAACAGAAATAACACAAGCAGAATATGAAGGAACTGCGGGTCACGTATTCAACTCTCAAGCTACCGGGGATATCATGTACGCATCATCCTCAAGTCAACTGACCCGATTGGGGATAGGTTCAACTAATGCTGTATTGACAGTATCCGGTGGTATTCCGGCATGGGATACAACTTGGACACCTGCGGGTGATTTACTTCCATCAGCAGACGATTCATATGACCTTGGTTCAGCGAGTGCTGCATGGCAAGATTTATTTTTAGAAGGTGATATTACTTTAACTGATGCAGGAACTATAGCTACTTCCGCAGGTGCATTAACAGTAAATGGAGCA